GTGGATTGCTGGCAAAATAGAGTCAAGCTATTGATTTGCAGCGCCGAAATCAGATTGAACGACGGGTTTTCCGCCACATACGAAGCAGCCGCCGCGTCTCGATAGCCAGCCCATTGCACAAGGGCCGCCGCGCGTTGCGCGTTGGTTTGGCCGGCGGGAAAGGTGGCAATGCAAGCGGCCGCCGTGGCGCCGGCCTGCCCGAAAGAATAAGCGCCACCGCAATATACATAATTATCGCCTTCCCAATTATCCAAGACGAATTGAATATTCCGCGTTCCGAAGCGGCTTTTCAGGACGTTGAAGAGGCCGGTGTATTCTGCTTCGATCGCCGTTTGATTGGCCGTTAAATCCGAAGCGCGGAGGCACCCAGTATTGAGGGATGACGGCTCGTATTTGTAACAAGCCCAATCCAGCGTCGTGATGATCACCCGTTGCAGATTAGGATTGTCCCACACCCCAGAGGCGAATTCGATCTGCGCGTAGCACGCGAGCGCCGGCGTGGCGCATTGCGAGGTTATGCCCTCGCTTGACATCTCACTCGGCGTGATTGCGATGCGCACCGTTGTCCAGCCGCGCGCGAGCGCATAGCCGACGCTTTGCTGCACCGCCGTCGCGCCGGTATAGCCCGAAAGATAGCCGCCCCACACATAAATACCGTTAAACCCGGTTGCGTCGGCGCCGAAGCACCACAGCGCAGCTAGGAGCCCGAGAACCCACCGCATCACCGCGCTCCCGAATTCATTGTTGCGTGGATACAAAGCGTGTCGCCGGCGGCCGCCACCGGCGCGGCGGTTTCAATTTCTACGCCGGTCCCTCCGGCCGCCGTCGCCGGATCAACCGTCGCGGCAACATCCGTGCCTTGGGTTACGTCGCGCCAGCTCGCGTTGGTGTTGTTGGGGTTATAGGTGGTGATCGAAAGGCTGCTACCCACGCCGGAATAGAGGCCATTTGGGAGAGCAAAACGGACATTCACATAAGAATCAGCCACCGGCGTGGTAGTGCAAAGCGCGCCACCGAGACCGGCGTCTTGGTTCACTTGCACGGTTTCATTGATGGTTTTAGCGTAAAATCGCTTTGCGAGCGCCAATTCGTCTGCGTAAGGCCGCGGGATATAGGGGCCGACGTTGGTGCCAGCGAACAGATGCACCCCGACGAGGCTAAGCTGGGCGGAGGCATTATCGATCAGTTCGATCGCGCCCGGCGTCGTTTCAACGTTTCCGGCTTGCCAAACGCCGACGCTTGAGGTTGCGAGCGAGGATCCAGACCCAACGTCGAAGCGCACCATCAAGCCGAACTGATTCGCCGTAAATGACGACCAGGCGGAGCCGAGCGGGGGCGCGGGTATCGTTTCGGTGAACATCTGCCAGGTCGATGCCGAGGCGATTGCGAACGTCCCCACATAACTTTCGTTTGGCGTCGAGTTGGAGATAGAGAAGCAGTAGGTCCCTGGAAGCGTCGCATAGGCCCAGAACTGCAAGGTTGCTGCCTGGGCGTTGATGGTGCCCCATTGCAGCGGCGAAACCATCGAACCTTCGACAATTTGGCGGAGATTTCGTTGATCGGTTGACCCGACCGTTACCGCAGTGCCCGGCGCGGTGAGGCTCAGATAGTGACCATAGCCCGCGACGCTAAGGCCGGTGATACGTTGAAGTCCAAGCCCGCTCCCGGCGGTATAAGAATAATACCAGCGATCAATCCCAACGCCGTTCGATTGCCCCTCGAACTGCTGATCGATGTCCATATCGCCATTGATCAGCATCGACCCGACGGTGCTGCCGGCGATGTTCGAGCCGCCGGTGAAGGTTTGATAGCCCGACCAAGTATTCGCGCCATCAAGGGACGCCAAGGCGTGGCCCGAGGCTCCAATTGGATAGCCGCTATCCGCTAACGATTGCCCGTTGACGCCGCCATAGGTGGTCACATCGCCCGTCGCGGTCGAAGTTGGCGTCGAAATCGTGAGCGCCTGCCCCACCGGCCCGTAGAGCGTGGCGCCGTCCGACGATACGGTGCGCGTCGAACCCTGCACGAACGCCAACGGAGACATCTGACCCGCCACCGCCATCGTGGCGGTGAATGCGCCCGAGGTGTTGTTGACGAAGCTCCAGGTGCCCGGCGTGCCGGTTGGCAGCACGACCGAAACGTTTCCGGCCAGCGAGCCGGTGAAAATCAGCACCGCATTTTTGAGCTGCGCGGTCGTCAAGGTGACCGTGCCACCCGATATGGCGATCGCCAGCGACGTTTGGTTCGCCACCGAGGCGCAGCCAATCGCGTTTTGTACGAATTGCGTGGTGGCGAGATGCGTGTCGGAACTTTGGCAACCCAAGACCGTGGTGGCGGTCGGGGTTGCGAAGGTGCCGGCGCGCGCGGTTCCCAGCGCGAGCGCCAGGAGCGCAACGATTAATCGGTTGGAGGTTGGCATAAATAATCCCCGTTCAAAACGACCGCGCCGGACGCGATCAATGCCGCGAGCAATTGGGTGCCGGTTATCGCGCCCTCCAACCCCAATACATTGGTGACCGGCGATCCGCCCATAACGAAGGGGGGCCAAACGCTGGTATTCGGCGACTTTTGCAGGCAGCGCATCCACACCACCTCGTCGATCGCCACGCCGGTTGTGGTTGTGGCTTGAATCCACACGCCATAATCGGTGCCGCTCGTGCCCCCCGAAAACCGCCACGTCAGAAGCGTGCCATCCGATATACCATCGGTCGCCGTCAAATTATTCGGCATGATCTCAAGCGTGATCGATTCAAATTCAACAGTGCCGCCATCCGTGAGATAAGCGGACGAATCAAAAGTGCAGTCGCACACCTCGGCCGGGCTTTTAGTGGGCCACCGCACTTCGGGCGTGCGCACAGAGATTTGAGGCGACACCAAGCGGACGGTGCTCGCCGTGACGGTTACGGTCATATTCGCCTCGATTTAGGGGGATGGTCACGAAGGCCGCAAGATTTTCCTAGACAGCCGCCGCGGCCGGCTACGCAATACTATCGAGAATGGAAATCGATGGCGAAGTCCACGTGCCCGAGACGGTTTGAGCTCCGCTCGACGATGAAAGCGCGATCCCTGTGGAAAGTGTATGAGACCCGGATTCTGTTATTGCGGCGATGCAGTTATATAAGCCGTTTGTTGAGTCGCTTTCTCTGAAATAGAAAATTGGCACGCCGTCGAGTTCGATGTAAACCGAGACGATAGCGTCGGCGTAGGAGGTGCTGGACGTGGTAGAAAAGTTCCCAGCAATACCGATGAAGGTAACTCGGCCGCCCAAATCCTGTGTGATCGATGGTCCAGTCTGAATTACCTTAGGGGCCGTTGTCGTTCCAGAAACGCTTCCAGAAAATGATGTGGTGCTAACGGTGTTCGATGTTACCGCGCTCGCGCTGCCCCCCACAAATGGCCCCGTCGCCGGCGAGGTGACCGGCGTTGCAATTTCCCACGCGCTCGGATACCCCGCCGAAGACACCGCCTGCACCTGGGCAGAATAGGACGTTTCAGCCACGCCCAACATAAACGTCGCAGATGTTGCCGAGGCACCGACCGTGACCTGCGTCCAAACGCCTGACCCGGTGACCTCAAATGCAGCCACATAGTGATCGAGGTTCGGGCCTGGGCTCGCTATCCATGCCAGCGTAACAGAAGTTTGGCGCGAGCCATCGCCCATTGTTACGACGTCGGTTGTGATAACGGGCGATGTGGGAGGCGCTATATAACTTCCGTTGCCGGTTACAAGGTATTCATAGGCTGTGACCGTCGAAATGTCTTCCAGACAGGCTTGATAGAGGTTGAAGCTTTGCAGCTTCACCCAGATGTTGTTTCCGACATACGCGGCGGCAAGTGGATATTTGAAGACGGTGCCATCAAGCCGCGCGACCTGGCCGCCGATGGGGTGCGCCGCGATCGTGCTGTTGTATTGTCCCCGCCGCAAATAGGTGCCGAGGCTGTAATTATATGCGCTCGTGAGCGTTGCGGCAGAATAGCTGATCAGTTCGTTATCGACATAGAGCAGTGTCCTGGCCGCATCGGCGTCAGTGGTGGCGCCTGCGATCAGCGAGCCCTCAGACATGGTAAGATCGATCGCCAGCGTGTTGGTTGTGTCCGGGTCTGAGCCGATGGGCAGCGCCGAAGTCAAGACGCCCTGTCGTGTGCCACCGTTGATCGTTCCGATGTTTTCATAATTAGCGCCGTCGGCGCTGATCCAAACTTCGCACCCTCCCCAATATGGGCCGCCGCTCGCCGCGATCCAAACTTCTGAATCGCCTCCCGTCGTGAGTGACGAGGCGGGCTCAAAGATCACCGGCGGATTAACGGAACCCGGCGCGACGCCGGTGTTAATTCCGCTGCCGCCGCCCGTCGCCTTCGCGTAGAGGGTAGCCGTTGCCACGCCGGCAGGATATTCTTCGGCAGTGAAGGCAAGGTTACCGTTATCGTCTTCCTTAACTTTGATGATCCGAACGGCGGTTTTGTTGAGGCCAAGCGCCGCGCGCGTAAGCGTCACCAAGTCCATAGCTTCCAGGCGCCCGTATTCCCACCCGAGCGTGAAATTATACTGGTTCCTGATGTAACAATCACGCTGCAAGATAAGCTGGCCGACCAGCGGGGCTATGTTGACGCAATCGCAAATTTCGTGCGCCGTGATGTTGTCGATCCGCATCCCATAGAGCTCGATCGAATTTTGATCGTGCGCGTCGATCGGCGTGGCGGTGTAGCTATTCGAGCGATCCCAGCATTCCAGGCGCACCGTGTTCTTGGCGTCCAACGGATCGCTGCGCGTCACAGTGACCGGCGGCTCGCCCTTTTTGTAAATCCAATCGTCATCGTCGAGGTCGTAGATTGGCGTGGTGTTGGGCAAATAGGTCACGCCGTTGCCGGTGATCGACGTGTCGCCGTAGGGGATGAAACGCAGCACGCTTGCCGACCACACCAGCGCGGTGTTGGTAAGCTGTGCCCACCGCGTGAGGATCGATGACGCGGTTTCGGTAGAGTCCATGCACGGAGAAAGGCCGATCCCAAGCGCGTTGCAATAGGTCTGATAAGTGTTGTCACCCGGGGTCGTCGCCGCGCTGGTCGAAAGCAGCGTGGTTTGATCGACGGCGCCCGCTGGAAAGCCCCACACGCCATATTGCTCGTTTGTGAACCAATCGTTAATCATCAAGGCCGGATCGGCGTCAATGCCGTTCGGCGCGGTGCCCGCGAGGATACCGATTATTTCCATATTGTGATTCGGCACATCCGGCGATGAGCCAAGGCCGTAATTTGCCGCGCAGATATAGGCCGTCCCTTGATAGGCGAGCGCCTGCGACGAATAGTTCGTGGTGACATAGCCCCAGGGCGCTTGTGTGCTGGTGCCGTCGTAGAGGGTGAAGCCGAGCGACGATAGCGACACCGGATCGTTGGTATTTACCCACACATTCGGCACGCCACCGATCGGGCCCTCGCATAGCGCCAAGATCATCGACACGCTGTAACTATACCCGGTGACCGTGCCGCCACCGCCTTTGCCGCCGCCCGCTTTCTGCGCTTTGCTCCTGAAATTGTTCTGCCAAATGATGTTCGGCGCTGTCTTGGTGCGCCCGTAAATCACCGGAACCGGAAGCGTGTTAACCGAGGTCTGAATTTGCAGCCCGGTGTAATCTGGCTTCGTGGTGCTCTTTTTGCCGCTGAGGAAGCTCATTCTGGCTTGCCCCACTTGCTGAAATAGCGGCGCGCGTGGCGCGCATTGTTTAACGGCCCGGTAAGCGAAATGTCCGACTCTTCCACGCCACCAGCGGGGCTGTAGGCATGGATTACCCTCGGCCACACCGACACGATCGCCGCGTGCGAGAACGTGTTGCCCACGCGCCAGATCACCACATCGCCGGGCTGCGGGTTGTCAGTCGGGTAAGCAAATTTCGCCAGCCACGAGAGGTATCGCTCTTCCGTTTGATGCAGATGCCAGTGGATCGGGTAGGGCCGCGGATCGAACGGCGCGAGTATCCCGGTATCGACGAAGCACCGCACCAGCAGCATTGCACAATCCACGCCACCGCCCTTCACGTCCGCCTCGTGGTGAAATCGTGTGCCGAGCCAAGTGCGCGCCTCCGCGACAACGGCGGCGCGTTCGGCCTGCTCTTCGGGGGCCATAGTCATAACGCGGCCGATGGGGGCGGAACAAAGTCAAAGCTACGGCGGTTTGCTAAGTTCGAGAACTTGGAGCAGCCGCCAGCGCCGGCGGTATGATCGCACCCGGGATAGGCTATGAACCCGTCGCCGATCCCCGGCGGATTATCCAGCGGGTAGGACAACCACAAATAGGTGCCGTCCGATTGCGTGATGTTACGGGTCACACCGGCGTTCACCCCCGAGGTGAATTCGAGGGTGCCCTGATTGTAGGTGCCCAAAGAAGCCGCACTCCAAGCAATTTTGGAAATGGTCGATCCGGTCGCCGTAACCCCGGTCATACCATACGACGCTTTGTTGAGCCCACAGCCACTATCGAAGAGCACATGCAGGCAAGCGGCCGAATAGATATTGCGAGGGAAGTCGGCGTCCAAAACCACCAAATCGCTTTTGACTTTGATCTTCGCTTCGAGATCGCCGATGCTTTCGATCGTTGAAACGCGGCCGTGGAAGAGCGGAAGCGAACCGATCGCCGCGCTTCCCCAAGCCGGCAGAAACCCCCGGTCGCGCTGCAAATAGGCGCCATCAAGCACGCCTTGCACGAACGCTTGCATCACCGGCACGCCAAGAATGGTATCAGTTCCGCTCGCCAAGATGCTGATATCTTGTTCGTCCACATCGGCGCCAATCGAGCTGCTATATTGCATCCCTTGGACGCGCAAACTGCTGGCAACGAAGACGGTCGATCCGATCACCACCGGAACATCGGCGTCTGTAAAATAGAATGCGTCGCCGTTGGACAGCGTGAGGGTGTAGCAATCCGCCATGATGCCATTGCGCGGCAAACTGGCAAGAAAGGTGGCGAGTGCGGTCGACGCGGGCTTCATGTTTTGATCGACCCAAATTTGATGCTTTTCACCGACCAAATTCCGTCAAGATTCTTTTCAAATTCGAGAGAGTCTTCGGAGAAGCGGCATAGGAAAAAATAATTGTAGGTGGCGGTGATCGCCACGCCGAAAGCGGGCGCCGTCGCAAAAGTGATGGTGTTATCGTAAATCGTGTAACCGGAGGAAGACACCAGGCCGCCGTTCGCATAGACGAGCAAACCGGCAGTATCCACGATCCCTATCGGGATCAGACGGCCGCCCCAGGGCCAAAGGCACGTGAACTCCGTAGTGGTGCCATCGCCGACGCCGAGCAACTGATTGGTGGCCGAATTGTCGTCCGGATCGAGATAAACAAACGGATTATATTGCCCCTGCTGATCGGTGAAGAAGTTTTCGAGGATCTGCTTGGTATTTCCGGCGATGCTGCCCAAGGCTGTGCTGCCGGAGAGAAGCGCCTCAATCGTCAACTCGAACGCGAAAAGCGGAATCGAATACATCGCCCGG